GGACACACAAAAAGGAAAAAATTGGTTTTTTATAATGTTTTTGTGTGCGCTTAACATTCTTATAATGTTTGCATTTGATCTTAACTACTAAAGCTAGTTAGTTATCAAAATTTACATTATCACTCATATTACTAAACAATTATATTGACATTATTTTTGACTTGAGGTCATATCGAGTTCCCAAGATCATTATCATTTAATCACTTTGAAGTTTAATTAAATTTATTTTATACTTTTACTCCAATCTCTTCTTAGCATTTTCAGTCTATGTTACTTAACTGAAGATAGCATGTTTAAATGCGACTAGCACAACATTTGGATATGGTGACATCAGATGGGTGATTCAGTGTTAGATTACCTATCTACATAATCCTCAATTACTAATACTCACTGTGTAACCAACTCATAAACCTAATAAACTAATAATTTAATACACACAATCATTATTTAAAGATAGGAACTGGGGTCATTTCTCTGGTAGTACATTCTAATAAATACTAGGATTAGAAATGCAAAATCGTTATAAAGTTATGATGTGTTACGCTATGATAAAGTGTATTCTTATCAATAAGTAATAACTAATAGCTTGTTACCTCTAACAATTAAGATTGGCATACTCTCTTCCGATATACTTAGAATCGGAACTAAAACTGTCGTCAGGAATTATCATTATCTTATTCCTCATACTATGATGATTTAGTACCTATGTGTGATTGGAATATATTAACCCTTCTGGATAAAATCGCATTAACCCGGTAAGGCGTTCAATTAGCTTGATTTCTGCATCGCGTAGGCGTTGTAAATAAAGCGTCTGGACAAAGAATTTTTCCTGACATTCGCAATTGTGAGTATGATAAAATCGATTACACACATTAATAACCTCAGGTAATTTTTTAAGCTCAGTATACCAAGAAGAATTATTTTTGAGTGCCTGGACAATTAAAGAAAACTTCAGAAAGTCATTGACTAACTTTGTGATTCTGCCTTTTGCAGTCTTAATAAAATGGTACGTTTGAGTGCGACTCTCCCTCATCAGGTTATAATCTAATACTAAGTCTCGTATCTCTGCCTGGAGGTTAGTTAAATGTCTAATAACTGACGACAATGGACCGAGTCCAGTATCAACTAGATTATACCTGTGATATAGGACCTTTTCTAGAGATGGGAAACCAAGGCCTATGTATTCACAATGGAGATTCTTTGTAGCATACTGTGCGATGTGACTCAACCAGTACACGCCTCGCTGGACTTGTGCTTGCAAAGCATCTCTGATAACACCAAGACATGCCTTGTGAGTCTGATGGGCCGATCTCCTGTTAGTAGATATCAAATTTGATAAGCAAAGGTACCATTCACTTGACCGGGCACTTGATGTAATCGGTTTAATCAAGTAACCAGCCCCGAATAATGGAGCCAAGTAATCATTAATCCATAATATTCCTTCTATATCACTCAGAAATACTTTGAGTACCACCACCTTGAGATACTGCGGATCAATGTGATCAAGTATTAAGTTATATACTGCTCGGTAGAGTTGGGACCTGTTTAAGTTCTCTGTTGTTTCAGCATCCATCATAATGATTTCAACTTGACAAGGTAGATTATATTTTTGATTACTTAACCACATTGAGCTAGTTATGTCAGTTATCTGACTTGCTGAATTATTTAAGATAACAGTGACTTGTCCTTCATGAACCTTTTGCATTATTGGTAACAACATTCTCGGAGTAGAAAAACCTGATACAACTTCTGATTCTATACTGTGTTCTGTTGCCAATGTGTTCAAAAATAATAACCTTGTACTATATTTTTGCAAAAGTAATAGAGCCCCTGACCCCTCACCTTCAGCTAATGTGATAGCTGAATCGAAACTATTGTATTCTAGAAGAACTTCGTCCAATTTGTAATGCATGGATGAGACAATCCCTGTGAATCTACAATATATAGTGGTGTCCAACATAGACCTTAGCTGATGTAGGTACTGTTTAATATTTTGATTCATCAATTCTTGGGCATCTTGATCATGTGCATGGTTGTGATTTCCCAATTTAAAAAATGGTAGAATGAGTCGGTGAGGACTTGATACATCATCTGTTGGTGGAGTATTGTTTTGAAAGTAGTCACCCTCTGTTAGAACAGTTCCCCTTTGACTCTCCATTAACATTTTGCAGGGATTCCACTTGTGGAACTTCCCTTTCTTACGATGATTACTCATTGTTTGCCCGTTATTGCTGAGTCTGTATTGCGAGAAGTCTTTGCGTTCTTGCGGCTTCGGTGACTTTCCACATGTCACATTGTAGTACTTTTCATCTGACTGATGATTGCTTGAAAACTTACGCACGGGTTCTGTAAGTGTTCCATCCCCTCTTGAGAAATCATTATGGTCTTGAGTTTTCCGAGATTTCCTACTTCTCCAGTAAGCTAAGGATGCATGGAAGAAATTACTAGCAGTGCTCTTACTATTGTAAACATAATTATTTTCTGCCAAATCCAAATGTCCATCATTTTGGATGCTGACCTCCTTTGGAATACTTTTGGGGCCTTGTTTGAGCAGACCCAAAATTTTATGTAGAAATTCATTGATGGATTCCGGCTGTTGACCTTCAAGCGGATATACTATCCATAAAGGAATTGTCTTTTGGCGATCGATGATCCAGCTTTTAAGAAATTGTAAAAAACTCGCGATTGCTGTCCGAAGAAACAGTCGAGCAGCATCAGACAGCCCTCGATCTCCAGATGTCCCGCCAATATAAATTGAGAAGTTAGAATCAATTTCCATTAATCGGGACATCACACTGGCATGCTTAAATGTTGGTTTAAAAACACGGAGTGCTCGATGAGGTAAGTTGTGCAGCTGGTTATGCAAATAATATAGAAACTGTTCGTAATCAAGTTTTTTAGTCCATAGGATAGTATTGCCTAGATAAAAGCATAATACTGCTCCGAAACTGTAAAGAAGGCCAATCTGAGGGTAAGTGAGAAAATGAGTTGTGAAAGAGCGTGTTTCTCCGCTACTGATTGGATCTGTTGATGAGTTGCTATTGTCTGAGATGATGGATTGTACCACCGTTTTCGCTAACTCCCATCCAGAAAGGTGTGGAAAGCGGAGAAGATCATCTTCAATCATGTTAAGCCTAGGACCCTTCACTAAAGGACTATCTATTGTTAAATTGCAGTTCAATCCTCCCTTCAGTGGATTTGAGTCATATATTAGTTCATTATCACGATAACGGCTTAAATCCAGATTAAGTGCACTTGTATATGTCAAATACTGGGCCGGGACCTCTTTAGTACAGCACTCTGTCAGGTGAAGATGAGCCCTATTATGCCTTATATCAGAGGTGTTTGTATTCCGGAATCTAATATCATAAAGGGCAACTGCTAAATTTATAACATTCTGGAAAATTATATTGCTATCCCTGGCGGCCTGCCCTCCACCTGAAAATTCTCCAAGTGTATTAGTTGACACTATGAGACGGGTCGCAGTATTGCTCATGCGATTCGCCATAAATGAGTGCGGGCTGTATTGGTCGTTATATCGATGGACAATATTTCCTGAATAATGTGATGGTGTCATTTGCAGGACTTCACTGACACTAAGGTTGACTCTCGCTTCCAAGAAAGGCCGGATTAATTGTTCACTATTAGAACCTCCTTGTGTAACCCAAGTGAGCCTTGATGCTAATTCTATAGCCTCCTTGAGGGCAGATGAAGGGCATCGCGGCTTGATAGCAGGCTGTCCGATTTTATCCTCGGTTCTTGACCCTATATAGGGGACACCACTCCCTATTGTCCAACTTATTCGAGAAGTATTAGGCCAAGCACTGACCACTTGATCTTTGACTGCAACTGAGACATAAGCATTTGAGCCTTTTTTGTTGAGACATTCTGGACAAGGTTCATATTGTCCTAGCCACTTAACTTTGAATTGCTCCACCATACATGGTAATGTCGCTCCGATCAATGATCTACCCTCTAAGATGTGTGACCATGTATACTCACGCAAAATCTGGGCCAAATCCACCGTGCAACTAATTTTCTGTAGAGCATCTGCTAGTAATTGGTCACAATGGTCCAAATAACTGAACCACAGATTCCATCTTTGTAGGGTGATCTTCCTCAGCTTATCAAGTACAGGTGTCTCACTGTTGTTGTTTATGATTTTGGAGGCCAATAGAGTCCTGGTCCCTTCAAGATAACCTAATATTTGGAGACGTTTACCACTCGGTGTCCTGGAAAAAATATCCGCTGCAAAGCGACTCATGACAGGGTTTGATGAAAGGAGCCACTTACAAACCATCTCATCTTCCAAATCAGCAGAGGCATGGAAGAGAGTGTTAATTAACTTATTTCTAGCAGTTAGGGTAATACTACGCCTAACGATTTGTCGCAAAAAGGATGTCAAGTCTTGTGATCCTGGAACATTTAATCCGGATGGATTTAAGACAAAATCAATGGCACTACAATTTCCTGGATTTTTCGATATTAATGGACAAAATAGGTCTTTCATGTTAACCATTTCTAGGTACACCCGTAGCTGGAAAAGTCCAGAAGTCACAGGATCTCCGAAGTTTCGATAAAAACACTTTTCTGGATTTAGAAAAGACAATCCCCCAAGGACTTGTGGAACCGCCAATGTTAGAGTAATAGTCCCATAGTCTAATGGTTTACTAAGTGACAACTGTCCTAAATCGATGCCTTTATTAAATCCAAGATGGTGATATTGTAAAATCCGAACGGCGAAATACGTATGGAAAGCTGCTACAATACGACATGGGAGGATATGTCGCGTTTCCGATATAGCACGTTCGAAGGCAGTTCCAATACTGGCAAGTGTTCCTTGTAGATCATCGAATATAGCATCAGAGAGTGGTGCCATTCTTGCTGCTGTTTTGAGTGATTGCGGTAATTGTACACCATTGAGATATTGTTTTTTTCCGAAATAAATGAAACCTGAGTGTACAAATGTCTCATCTGGTTTAAGAAAGATCCCACATGCACTGGTTACTTTTGCAAGACTTGCTGCTACTCTTGCAGCATTGTCTTCGGCGCTTTGCTCCTGCTCTTCAGGGTCTGTTTTAAGTGGAAAAACAGACAATACGGTTATACACTGATTGTCTCCCATGACCGCTGATCGTAACTTAAAACCAGTTTTAATTTCCACTAAGGAGATTTGTGCACAGGATATACTCGTCCACAGTTTTTGTTGTAATCCCTCTATGCCTCCTAAGTGCCCTCGGTACGAACTCGGGCCTTCAGGAGGATATTCTCGATTGCTAAGATTAACATTGTGAGGCGGATTATAATAATCACTTACATGCATGTAACACTGCGGGATTAAATAATGCATCCAATTAAAGACATTACGCACACCATAGCAATGGTTGCAGTACTCAATAAATGGTGCAGTGAACTCATAGCGAAATGCAAGATTGTACTTCTCTAAATCAGTTACAAAACTACTCCCTCGAACGGTAGCATTCTCTCCAAAATCATCACTGGTGTGGTGCCATGATGCCTGATGAAGAAGGCTCTCTTTTTGTTCACGTTCAGTTACTACCATCATGTTACTGGGGAAGGCCTTGGCCAGTCCATCTGCTAACAGAGCCTCACATAAAGTTTGGACATTCCGTGTGAGATATGGTAGCTTCCCAAATGTTCGTCCAATATTTAATTCCTTTTCTTTGAGAGAAAAGGAAAAATTCCTATTCTGTGGTAATAAATAATGTAATTCCTGTGCATAATTCAGGACACTTTCGATTGAAAAATCCTCTTGTTCTAGAAATTGTTCCGGCACCCTTTTAGTGGAGAATTTGTTTGGAGGATTGTAACCTAGCACATTGGGTTCAAAGACTGCATCCCAACATGTCTGTTCAACAGCTGTGGCCCTATCTTTGATGAAAATACTTAAGTCACTAATCACCTTTGTAGAGAATAACGGAGGGTGATTAAGATGATAGAATTCCCATAGAAGATCCTTAATCATGGGTAGTGAAGGAAAGTGATTACGTTTTATGAAGGAGTTGAGTCCTGGAGTTAAATTCCTGTCTGAGATTACACTGTACCAAGTTCCTTGGCTGTCGAAATAGTGCTTGGCAATATTGTACTTGAATACACAATATGTCTCAAAGATGACATTAGGTCTGAGAGCCTTAAGGATGGTTGCATGCCGTTTTACTTTTTGTATAGCTTTCTCACTATGTAAAATTGGATGCCCCCAATGTTTTTGAACAGAGAATAATTCACAAAACTGTTGAGGAGATAATTGCAATTGTAATAATATTTTGTGAAAATCTCTAATCTTCTCTTGCTGATAGTCCTTTAACCTGCGGTTAGAAATCAACTCCCGAAGATCATTTATTACTGATAAATGCATCTGTGTGAGGAAACGACCTTTTCTTTCTGTGAATTTAGAGCAAAGTTGGATTTTGGCCAAACAAAGTGGTTCAAGGTACTTTATTATCTTATAACCCTCTGAGCCAAGAATAGATATTACATAGTCTCCAGCATTGTATATCTTAAGAATATCACTCGGGTCAGGATAATCAGACACATCTACATCCTCTAATTTTGCAATGGATGCAATCAGTGATGTATTAAACCTACAGGTGATAATATCTTTACACATAATTAGTATTTCAGCTGTTGACACAGATAGGATTTGGCTATGCCCTAGGATGGATTCTTTAAAAAGAGTCGGTTGATACCAGTCAGTTGCTGCGTGTGGGACCCCGTCTATAGTAACTGGTAATAATGATAAAGGTATTTTCCAAAAAATATAATCGCCATATCCTAAAATATCAATGAATTCATCATGAACAAACCAGGTTGAACGGTTGTTCCCGCGATTCAGACGCCCACGTCGAGCCAAAATAGAAAGGTCATGCCAGAAGAACAATTGATGGACATAATCATTGTTTAGAATTTCGTTTTTAAGCTTCTCTCTAGTTGCAATGTTTGTCAAATGGTCCTGTGCACCTGTTGCCTTGAGATAGTAATCAAGAAAGGCTGCATCATGAAGAGTGTAATTAATAATTTCATCAAGGAATTGATTGCAAGTCGGGGTCAATGGCCTATCACCGTGCCCCGTTAGGGAACGCAGGAGAATTGGTACTAAATAGTCTATCGGCAGTGTTGCTACAGGTGTATCACTTAGGAATTTGGATACTATTGTGTCGAACTTAAGTCGATATATATGTTTTGGTAATTTACATTGCCTTAGTTGAGGATTTAGAGAATAAGATGAATATAACCCACATGCTCGAGTTACCAAATCACATTGATCCAGGACTATAGGTGAGGATAAACGTGCATCCGGGTACTGGGTATGCTGGGTAGCCATATGGCATGAGGAAGTTAGGTAGAAAAAAACCACAGGATACTTGACGGCAACCAAGTGAACACGAGGCCTTTTTCTTAATCTTCCTCAGACCTTCTCTTAACAGTATAGCATTGACATGTTATTAAAATAAAGTTACACCAATATAAGCAAAGATAGGAAAAGATTGGTTATATACACATGTAAAAATGGAAGCCGCCCAATAGTTAGGCATTGTTCTATCCCGATGTCCATTTATCTCCAATTTCTGATTGCTAACTCCTCCCATTTAAGAAATGCTGATAATCTCCATTTCAAAAAGACCACCTATGAAGCATAAGGCAAAACCCAAGTTTAAATCTGCACAATTCATACACTCTAAATCTTTAACGTGATACAAACCTATTAGCAGTGCTCAATGCAATTAGCGAAAATAGATTAGATAGTTAACTCAACAATGCTAGATAAGACCCACAACTAATTCTCATTCATGTACTTATTTTAAGATTACCTTGTTAAATTGCCAACAAACTGTTGAACTCCATTATTAATGATTGCATCCCAGATTGTGGAACACGAGTGAAAGGTTTGAAGGCAGACTCATGAAGTAATGAGAACTTGACTGGTCCTGGGCGCTTAGAATTCATAGCTGATTTGTCAGGCTCTTGAACTTCCACGAGAAAACCCATATTTGTACGAGTTATAATGATTGTGTGTGTAGAAGTCCCGATCTCAATACTACTGAGTAAACCATTGTAATTGACAACATGCAGGGCGTCAAGCTTGTTGATGAACTGCAAGATGTTTGACCTGATCAAAGATAACATACGAAGACTAAGCTGGTCCTTTACGCTTCTAGTACGAAGATTGAAATGTGTTGACGTTGTAGTTAGGAGCCAATCAGAAATTAGACCGAGAGCCCCTGTCAATGGCTCAACCAATGAATGGTCTAACAACTGATCCTGCAATCCGGCTGCCAAAATTACCCTCAAAGCCCAGATGGGAGATTGAATAACCGAATTTGGGTTCTGGAACAGATGTGGGAAAAGATTTCTTGTCATCGCCCAGGCAGGAGCAAAGTCATTTGTTTTGAGTCTTGTCAGAAGAGCCATGCCTTTTTGACTTACATCAAACTCAATTCCTGCCCAATAAACCTTCCAACCTTGCAGGGTTTGAGTAATCAAGAAATTACAAAGATCACTAAAAATCACTCCCTTTTCCATATCTTTCTTTGGGGGCACGAGATTGTATCGGCCTGTGGCTTTAGCCATCTTGTGCCTTGAGGATGTCTCACACAAAAGGAATTTGTTTAAACAACAAGAAATAATCTTTTTAGTTGAAATCGACTCGCTTACAGTCTTGGTCGAGCCGACTATGCTGGTGTTAATGACCTTATGCCAACCTGTTGGGACTCTCTGGGACCTCTTTTTGTCTCCCCAAGAGCTTCCAAGGACAGACTACTGAGAACAGCCTGGTGACTGTCAATGCCAGACTTCAAGGACGCTCTAATTGCGATGTTTTCATATGATATGATGTATTCGTATGTCAGCTTCAAAAAAGTGTTCATTTAAGCATTAGACATTTCAACTTTATAGCAAGCAATTAGCAAAATTTAATACTAAAATATAATCACCTTAGAAGCTAATGACTTCTATAAAAGAACTTACGAACTGATGAAGATTCGGACGAGGCCTTAAGGAACTAAAGTTGAATTCCTGATTCCTCCGCAATTAATCTTCATCCTGCATTACTGGTTTTAGGCATTCGAAGTAGCAAATAATAAAGTTATACCTCGGAAGTAGCAAATTCTCTCTAGCTCTATTCATAAACTTGGATACCCAAGGACTACCAGTAAATTGTCTACAATCATGATTTTTTCTTAATAAAGATTAAACCGATAATCTGAAAAGAATTATCATAAAATCATGATTACTTGATCAAAATATGAGGTTAGGAGAATTTAACTTTGCTATTGATAATTTGCTAGACATACGATTTTGAGTATACTCTAGACAAAATACCTCAGATACCAACTTACCTTATTACATTCAAGTCATGTACCGTCAAATAGGGTAGATCCATCGATAATTGCGATAGTAGATTGTTTTAAGAATCATTATTACTAAATGGAACTCTTGACAATTGCACACCGAAGTCGTATTATATCTATATTAATTTATTGACTGAGAGCAATCGTGGAAAAATAGCTCCAGTGGTTTTCTATTCAACTGTACTTGACCAGGTGGTATCATTAGTTGCCTCGGATGGTGTAGAATTGTCTTGTGCTGGGTACAATGTGGCAAGACCTGAGACTACGACACTAGAACTTTCACAAGGTATCTGGAGAGCAATGTTGAGAAAAGCAGAGATGAACATTATTAATGACTGTCGGTCCCATTGTTGCCACAGGGCAGCCTCAAAATTCCCTCCTTTATCACTGTGGAGTCTTTGGTAGACCTCTAATACAGAATCAGCTTGGTCCTGTCCGAGGCCCTCATGCCGTAGGTGGGTCTCACATAGAAGACCCAGTTGGGATTTAGAAAATTTCCTTGTTAATACGGCACAAAGGGTTAAAAGAGCTCTAAGTTTAGAGTCCTCAATTTGCCTTAGGTCTCTGGTTGCCCAATGTTCAGCAATTTGAAGAAGGACTGCAAGTGTTAATTTAGGACTATTACCTTGTGAGAAGTCTTCAGCTGTTGGATTCGCTAACCGCATATCTTTTGGGGATGTAATCTGCGAATTGCTCTCGATAATTCCACATGTTCTTCTTGCAATTAGCAGTAGTAATTCATGATCATTTAAGCTATCCAATTGGTGATCTTTTTTGCAAAATTTGCTATCGCAGAGGAATCCTTTTTTGAGTGTTGGGCATATATCTTTAGGAGCCGGAGGAACTATGAGTGCATCAGTCTTTTTCCGATGGAACAGATTCGGAACACGAATTTGGGATGCACTTCGAGGCTGTCTACGATCAACCTGATTAGGGTCCCGAGATAATGAGCGAGACCTTGATGGATTTTCGTATGGTTCCCGGCTATTATGTCGCATGTTGCTAGATCTACCCCGTTCTCTTGAATGCTCCATCATCCGGATTTTAAAGCTAGAACCTAGAAATCAGGTTCTAGGATATTAAATAGCAATGTCAGGCTCTCCTTTTATGGTTATTGTTGCTTTCTGACCCCTACCTATAAATGTTGGTCCTTTCTACCTACAATCTCTGGAGTTGTTCTCAGCTGCAAGCACCACCAACGTGGCTTCGACGAACGAGATGGGAGGTTTTCCCGTTAACGATCCTCTCCTTTAATCTTCGTCATAAGTTTTTCTTAATATATTAATCATTATTAAGAGAAATATCATATTGTAAATCAAGCAAAGAAGCAGAAAAACATATTATTAATTGCTCATTTAAGATAAGTGGTCAGCATTCAAGTAAATTTTAAAAATAATATTTCTCCTTAGAGTAACCCTGAGATTTTTCTCTCTCAGATCTCAGAATAAATCAACACAAAATCTTACATATACAAAGTAGGGCTATTATAGCAATTATAACTCCAATAATCCCAATTCCAGCCGGGATCCATTGTCTCCAACCTGTCCATAGATTAAGATCATCTCCGTGGTCTGGTAGGGGATTGTCAATAAAGTCATGTTTAATTTGGTTAATTTCATCAGTAATATTTTTTGTCCAATCATGTGGCTCAATGCAACAAGATGGTCCTAGGATTCGACAGGTACCTCCCCATCGTTGAAGAAGAAAATCAATAGCTTTTCTGTTAAGAAGTGAGTAAGTCCTCAGTTCTGTTGTGGCCCGCAGAAATAATTGAAGAGCCTGGGTAGTTTCATTGGCTAGCTGACGTAGCCCGCAAATAAGCCCATTCTGATTATGCATTACACCCTCAATGTAGATGCCTTCTGCTGCAGGTCCGAAATATGGAATCCATGCCAATCCTACTGCTGCCCCCTCATCAACAGCTGTCCAATAGTAAAGATCTGGGTTACATTTATTAGCGGTGTTTTGTCGAACCGATCGCTTTTGTTTCCTGGTGGGACTCAGTGAATCAGCTACCTTACTTACTGTATTTATAGTGAGTCCGGGCTGACTTGGTCCGGCTGCGCTTCCTGGGCTGGTTCCTGGTTTGCTGCTGTTGGCCGTCTCTTGCGGGTCCTGGGTCATCGGGGATGTTGTGGGTGCTGGCGTGGTCTTGGTCTGTGGGCTCTGGGCGGAGTTGTTCGAGCCTTGGATCGGATCCATCTCGGAGTGGTAAATTGTCTCGTTGCTTGCCGATGGGGGGGAGTCTTCAATGGATGCTGTGTTGTTCGGCTGTTCACTTGGTACATTGTTATCAACCTCGCTTGTCATGGTTGGACTTGGGGCAATGGTGGTTGTCATTGGGTTCGCGGTGAAACCTGTGATTGTCTCTCCGTTGGTTAGACCTTGGGTCGACATTTCCTCTGTCCGTCCTGCAGTGAGCACTGAAACCACTGGAGGGGAATCCGTTGGAACCAGCTCGGAGTTGTTGGCGGGTGGGTGGTAGCTAATTTTTCCTTGGACAGTTCCCGCCGGGCTCTGATCTGAGGAGTTGTTGGTGTGGGTTGATGGAATTTGGAAATGCAAGTTTTCTCCATGAAGTTGTTGGGAAAAGTTTTTTTAGTTTCCCAGAAGGCCCACTCACCAACATCTGGTTCAATTTTAGGATCCAATGTCCAAGTCAATCTCCCTGTACTGTTGCTAAGGCGATTATTTCTTCGAAGTGTTTCATTGAGCTGAACAAGGAACTGCGGAGTGTGTGGACGATCTAGTTGCACATATGTGTGGTTGTCTACCTTAAAAAGGGTGTTGCTTTCATTGCCCCCAAAATTTGACATCTCGTAGCTGAGTGTCAGGGTCATGTAGTAGCTTGTGGAATCATCTGTTGTGTTCACCGGTTCATGAGCTGGTGTAGCCTTCCAAAAATGCTTCTTGGGCTCTGACAGAATTAAAAAAGCTACGACACCTTCAGCAAAAGTTGTCCCTCGGTAGATGACAGTTGAGGCCAATCTATCATACAAGAAAAAAGCCCCATTTTTATGGAAAGCTAAGTCACCAGGACAAGGACCTGTTCCTTGAACTTTGTGGACATAGCGACATCTAGGGAATCCTCGTACACCGTCGGGAGGGAGAGGGAGGCATTCACTTCCGTCTGACTTTTTGATCTCCAGATTGTAGCAATTTTCTGCCCATTCTCCGGCTTCATAGCTGACCACCTTGGGAGGCACACCTGAACGAAATCCCCAGCGTTTTGTTGCTGATGGGACATCGGTTGCAATTCCATTTCCTTCCAGATTCAGCCCCACAGACTTGAGCTGACTGGTTGATGACAGTTTGTCCCGACAAACCAATTGATCAATTTCTGTTGCTTTGAGAGTGCTATTTGTCACTATACCAAGCGGCATGGAGATTGCTCGCTGGAAGAGGATGATTACCCATACTAAGAACGAAGTTTTACGAAAACGTTCCCGAGGCAATTGGAGAAGTTGATATCCTGACCCCATGTTGTATAGGTAATTTGGGGAGGTAAGAAATAGCAGCTTACAATCCCTGATTTGAATGTGTCCTTGTATGACTTTGGAACAGATAATGTTAGATCTTTAAAAGAGATGAAGTTTCGGCTCGTTGTCGCCTTAATCTTCATCGTATATCTTTTTCTTAATCTGGAGATTAAAATTACTAGCGATTGTTAACGAGTCATTGAAATCTTAGCCATTGTTATACCTCTGATTAGAATAGACTATAGAGCATTCAGAATATTGCTTGGTTTAGTTTTGACTGGGTTGAACTTCTCTTCTGGTTACTGCAGATAGTAGAAGCTCCGCCGGGTTCTCAAGGAAATCTCGCACCGATAAGTTAACAAATGCATAATTAATTACAAAAGAAATGATTATTACTCAAGACTGGAAAATTAGATTAAAAAACTCCTTAATATTAGTTATCTAGGCGTAAGCTGTGAGTCTGTTGCCTCTGCTTGATTCTTTTATAATTCTATACAATCAGATTTTTAGTCTATTGATCCCGTCGGAATTACTAGCAGAATAATAGCTCGAATGGAATTTAAATTATTGGTAACTATTCTGCTTGTCCATGTGATACGGATGGCTGGCTGGAGAGTGGCATGAATCACAATCCTGGGTGATAACCATAGTTAAGTCCCCTGGCGATATAGGATCAAGTCCAACATATTTCGGAAGAAGAACTGGAATAATTGGTTGGCCATTTTTGGGTTGTGGTTTTTTGCCGGTCAGCCTTTGAACTAGTAATTCTGGAACCTCAATTCCAACTATGTTCTTGGTTGGATCAATCGGGACAATTTTGAGGTCCGGTATTGCATTCATGATTGTTTGAATCTTGTCAGGTGATGTTAAGTCTGAAGCATGTCCTTTCTTTCCTGTCTTCCCCGGCAGGAGAATTGGACGAAGCTTGGGATGGAGTGAGAGCCCAGGACGAAGAGCATTGACTGCTCCTGCTGGAGTTTCGTCTGTCCAGGTTGCAGCTGGCAATGGTTGAGTGATGAGCTTTAGAGCTGTTAGATCAAATGTGAAATACTGGGGAAGCTGGACTGGTGGAAGAACAAACTCTTGAAGGAATGCCTGATTGCCCAACCTTAGGAGTCGTAGCGGATGATCGGGTATTCCTGGGCCTAGCCTGTTGACACGTACCAGCGGGTTAGATATCTTCCCGAAGTGTGTCACTGTGTAGGAAGCCAACATAATTGCGGCTGTTGTTGAATCAAAGCTGTATATCTTCTGATCAGCTACACCCAGTGGAAGCCAAATAGGTATTTGCTTCATCAGGACTTTTGTTCCCGAAATTACATTCACTGTAGCTTCCAATATAAAGGCAGAAGCTACTCCGCTTGGAGTATGGCTTGAGTGATCAATGTTATCATCAGCCACTGGTCTCATGGAGTTTGATGGAACATCTGCCCCTGGCACTGCCAGTACATCTGATTTGGTCTCATTGACTATGACACTTGGTCGGGTTGGGAGTATGCTCATAGGGTATGCAATATCATTATATGCTGGAGGAGCCGTTGGTAACACTCCGCGCCTCATTTTTTGATGATAAAATATCTCACTTTAGAAGATGAAGATAAGAAATGCCAAGTCTGGAAAATACCGACTGGTTTTTCTTAATCTTCATCACTTGTTATATTTACATTATATACCAGTACTCCTATCAATTCTTTGCTAAACCATAACATCTTGTGCATGTTTGTAAGTTTGGAATGATCTTCCAATTCAAAGAGCTACAAGGCAGAACAAGAAGCAAGATGTTGTCATATTCAAATAAGACCATTAATTATATATTATCATCAACAGCGTCAATAGTTCAATAGTCTGGCTGAGGTTCCATCTAAGGTTGTGGCTTGCCTTGTTAAATAAATCTTGATTCTTAGATCTTAAGTCCAAGCGTTTTACCATCTTGCATCTTAAACAAACAAACCCAACCACGATCAATTTTGGGTGATGGTGGTGCTGGTCGGAGACTCTTTTGGCATGCTCGTGGGATGTCACCACGGGATCTAATATGGATTATCGGGGGCGGCACATCCTGAAAGATTGGGACCCTTTTGGTTATCTGTATGAGTGCACATTGGGGAGAGTCACCATCTGCTAGACTTGCCTGGAACTCAGCATGGATTGTGTCCAAAAGGTTGTTATCCTTTCCTATTTTACAAATCACTTGAACAAGTTGGTGAAAGGCAGTCCCAAAACCAGGTAGATGATCATACATGATCTCCTTCAGGTCTTTAGCAGATATATAAGGTTTCCCAAAATTTTCCTCGGTCAGGGTCGATGTACTGTCAAGGTTCTTGTAAGCCTCTTGCACAGCATCTGGTACATAGCTGTTTGGATCATCGATTTTTCCTTTAAGCGCATTCTCTTCATACAACGCTGGCCCTGGTGGTGGCTGTTTGTGCTCTTTCCAATACGCATCTACTGCAGCTGCAGTTGAAGTAGCCCGTCCAGTTGTCATAACTAGAAGATCATATTTTGCAACCATTTCGGCACAACTGCGATTCAATGATGAAATCACTTTACCCATGTCTTGGATTGGCTTTAAGCTACTCTCAAGTGTGCTGAGGCGGTTTTCAAGGGCCTCGATTGCAGCATTCTGACGACTGGTGGCATTCACTAGCATAGTTAATGTATCCTCAACCTTTTTAAGGAGAGGTACATAGTTGACCTCCGTCTGACTGCTACTTGTACAAGTTCTTGTTGAGCTCCTTGATGATGGTTTGAGTCGGACTTCCATTTGATCTGGCTTGTTATCAATATCAATGAATATATCAGTTACTGGAATCTTACCTGTCATAAGTTGCTCAGAAATCCATCCAGTCGTTTCTGGGCCTGAACATACCTTCAATTTATTATTGTACATGTTCTCAAGGGTGGTAATGCCTATGCACCTCTTGACAATGGTCCTAAGGTAGGATATTTCCAAATTTAAGGTGGAGTAAACACCTGCCTACAGACAATATAATCATTTACTGGCGATGAAGGTTTTAATCTTCATCAAATGTTTTTCTTAATTTGTCTAGTCAGGGCTATCTATTAGATCACATTTTCAATGGGCGAAGCATTTTAAGCAGAATGGGTCAATCCACAATCAGAAATATAAAGTATTATTTATCCCCTTATGACTATGTTCAAATCAAGAACATTGAGCCACATCTTGGATAGACCGGTGTAAGTGTATATGTATATTACTTAAACTCTTAATGGCCTTAGATTAAGAATCACTTATAGAAAAGTAGCACTAATAAGTTATAATGGATTAGTTTTTGTAGATGAATCGGTCAAGTCTTAAGTGTATTTAGCTTTACGAAGTGGACCGCGCTTTGTGCTGTGGTTACTGATGGTGCTGCAAGATTGCAAGAAATTTGTCTCTGGGACTCATGACAGGCCAGAAGAACTGTTGATTATTTATGTAAATGTAGCGATTCTCTTTGTCCAGTCGTTCTTTCTCGGTGAGCCATGGAGGATAGGCTTCCTCAAGTGAATCCGGGTAGGTGTATTCCTTCCCATCATCAGTGCTAAATATTACCGGCTCATCCTTCATCATGTGATAATAATTGATGGCTTCAAATGGACCTTGAGTTCTCAGCAGATGGTGATATGTCTCTTCTAATTTTTGCATAGACTTTGATTGACCGATATCAGGGTCTTCATTCAATTGTGATGTTTCAGCTGGCTCGTTCGAGGATTTGTGGGGAGGCTCGTGGGCTTCTGCACTGCGGTATACAGGAGCAGGAGGGGCAACAGCTGTATAATCGGGATCTTGTTGGCTACTTGATGCATCGTCATCATCAGATTCCAGCGGAGGTAAGCTTGAGGGATCATCATCACCTTGATCCATAAGGGTGTCCTCTTCGTGCACTGGTGAGAGTCTTCGATTGGCGGTCGTACGTTCTGGGCCTCGGTGCCAGTTGTATTGACCTCCTTGTTCCTCAGAATCTGCTGATTGTTGATTGTTGTCTGAGGCTCGATTGTCGTCCTTGTTGTTGCCTGGGGGTGGATGAATTAATCTTTCTCTCTCTATTTCCCTTTGGGATTGTGGCGAGCTGTCCTGTGGCTCAAAAGCTTTATTGTCATCCTCATGATCGTCAAGATCGAACAGGACCAAGTCACCTGCCGTCCCAACTTCATCATCATGATAGCCATTGTAATTTTCAAAATCACCATCCTCGGGGTCAATTGCACCATTAGGAATGATGGTGTCTCTGGAGTCTCTAGGATCATCCTCCAGATGATCTTGGTCTGGGTTGTTGCTTATAGGCCCAGGGAACGGTATTTCATTGCCGTCGTCTTGTCTAGACCCGAGGTTAGGTCTTGAGGCCAGCGTTATAGCTTCTGTTAATTTAGCCAGTCGCTCTTTCCTAAGGGTTACCATTGCATTGGTCTGCTGGAAACTAATTTCGTTTTTCTTCTGATGGAAGTTCATTAGTATTCTTCTTTCCTGATCGTCCAGGCCTAGGCTGTCGAGTTCTCTGGACTCAGCATATTGTTGGAGTTGCTTCTCAGCTTCAGTGGCAGCCTCTCTAAGCTGCTGATACTGCTCACCAACATTAACTCCTGCAAGGGTGCTACCATGTGCTGTGGCAACTCCAAGAGCAATTGCTGATAACTGTGGGTAGAGACCATGTTCTAGGTTGTTAACTCCCGAGAGATTGAGAAGGCGAGCAAAAGGGGCATATTCCCCATGCTTAGCAAGTGAGCTTAGGGCGGCCTTAAATGCATTAACCTCATTACGCACTTTGGCTGTTCGGGCCAAAGGGTGAAGTCTTACTCCTTGGTCGGTTTTTTGCAGAATATGATCAAGAACGGTTTTGACAATTAGGAGTCCTGAAAAGCGAGCCTGAGCAACTGAATTAGCAATGACAGCATCATTGGCATCGTGGCCAGCTACCATATGCATACCCTGGTGGATCAGTAAATATTTAATCAAGAAATTAGTCCTCATCAATCTGAAGATTACCATCATGTGTCCAACTGATTGCCATGCAGTGGGATATTGAATTAAACCCTGTTCTGCATGAACCTGAATTTGTCGCTGGACTTTTTCCAAGCAAGCCTTCTCTCCCACAACCAGTTTGGGAAGAAACAAACTCGCAAATGAGAGAAATTGCCCTGCATTTGCTTCTGTAGTCTCCTCTTCAGGCAGTGCGGCCAACGTACGCCTGATGTTTTTTCCACTCGTTGCAGCAGGAAGCAATTCCTCGAGCCGATTGACACCGTCCTTCTTCCGGAGCTCAAATTTGAATCCATGACCTTCCAAATACTGTACAGCATTGCTCTCCAAGAACAATTTATAGTCACCTTGGTAAGCATGATGTAGGCAAAGCATCAGAAGGAAGCTGTCGGCATTTTCTTGGAAATCAATTCCGGCCTCAAAGGCTTGTATTACCAATTGACACATAGCCTCCAAGTTATCAACAAGATATACAGAAATTATTTTCTGCCTGACAATTCCCTGTTGAACAGTAAGGCCAGCTGTCAAAATTTTATGATAATCTAAATCAGTATCACCTTGATTTTGCGACACCCAGATTCTTCTGGTCCCACGATCCATATCGACTTCCCCTTGTTCGACTTAGTCAAGATGTACGATATTATTGGAACAAATTGTTTCCTTGATCTTCCCAATCAATGATGACACGCAACTCCTTGGCACTCTAGGATTATAAAATCTACACACAATCAAAACAACCCCTTAAACTTGACGGAAAGGGGAACCTTTTGTATTTTCAGACACTGGGTCGTTTGGATGAACTTCTCGCAAAATGGATTCAGAGCTCTAGGAAAAACCAGATGAAGAAGAGTCCCAAGATCACTAGACATACCATGTTGATGGTAATTGGTAATAGATAAAACTGATTCAATTGTCACAACCAGGGAAAGTTACAGAATAGCAAAGAGGAGAATCTCAATCTCAATTTCAGTGTATATCTTAAACTGAGGAAAACTGTTAATCTTCCTCATAGTTACTCGCACACAAAAAGTCTTAAAAAACCTTTTTTCTTTTTGTGTGTCCG